AGGCGCTATGCCAGATAATGGGGCTGTCAGTGGCAGTATTGGCAAGGTGGACGGTTCGTATACTATCCCGGCAGGCTACCATAATGGCAAAGGCTCAGTTACCATCCCGAGCGAGGAACAAGCCAAGTTGGTTGCAGATAACATCAAGGCAGGTGTGACGATTCTGGGAGTAGCCGGCAAGGCCAGTGTGGTGGATACGGCAGATGCTACCGCAGCTGCGAGTACTATTGTGTCGGGCAAAACCGCCTATATTAACGGAGCGAAAGTGACCGGTTCTTTGACCTCTGTAGCAGTATTCCAGGATAGTCTGACCAAAGTGCTGACCATTGAATAGGAGGACTGAGTCATGAAGGTTGATGTTAAGATTGCGGGAGCTAATTATACGGAAGTTCCATCCATATTATTACCCCTTACAGCGGGAGGCAAAGCAAGGTTTTGTGAAGTGTCCGATACGACAGCTGAAATTGGAGATGTTGCTCGGGGAAAAAAGTTCTATACGGCCGATGGAGAACTGGTGGAAGGAACAGCGAACGTATCTTCTGGTGGGGATACCCGGAAGAAAATAACCCTGGTGCAAAAAGACCATCAAAAAATTACGATTACCTGCAATCATCCAGAGTTATCGATGCAACATGATACGGATAGAAATGCCGTGTATGCTACAGAATATCAAAATATGCTCGATATTACCCTAAAAGCAGACAATGATTATTACGTCGGGAAAATCACAGTTAATGGTAAAGAACAGGGCACTGTCAGTTCGAATCATCAATATGCTTCTGCGTCTATGCCGATTAGTGATGGCATGATTGTCAGTGCCACAGATGCAGTTTTGATTCCCACCAGTCCCTTTACGACTGTGAACCTTACACTGCAAGGACAAGGCTCACAGTTCCTTTTAGGAAGTCTGCTGATGACCTTAGCGCAGAGTCCGGACAGTCCTAAGATAGAAGGGATTGTTGTTGTCGAGGATGCGGATAATAAAGGGATGATATTCCTGGTAAAAGAAGAACAGCGATACGCTGCCTGTCAGGCTGAAGTCACAACGGGAACGGGAATCAAGGAAATCATAGACTTGACATATAATATAGACACAGATTTAGGGGCAACAATGTCTGGGAAAATTTCTGATACTTTATACACTTATTTAAAAGAGCGTTCGGAATCGAATGCAAAAGTGACACTACAGATTAAGGTGGTAGCGTAAGTATGTTTGAAAAAGTGAATATCCCTGACTGCATCGTCATCATCGGGCTGGTCATGGCACTGATCTTGGCGATTTTTTATGCCCTCAACGAGCTGGCCATGTCCATCGCTTCTGGCTTGCTCGGTTACATCGGCGGGACCGTGAAGACCGCTGTTCATCAGAAAGGAGAAGAAAAGCAATGAAAGTATTCCTGAACCCCGGCCATGCGCCGAACGGGCATCCAGACCCAGGTGCCGTCAATGAAGAAACGGGCCTACGCGAGAGTGATGTAGCATTGGCCGTTGGTAAATCCGCTGCAAGCTATCTAAATGCGGCAGGCGTAGAAACAGAACTGCTTCAATCTGACAGCCTGTATGAAATTTGCGAAGCAGCCAATGACAGTGATGCTGACATCTTCGTGTCCATCCACTGCAATGCCGCAATGGCAGAAGAAGCTAACGGCACAGAAACCTGGGCCTGTGCTGACAGTTACTGTGGCAACATACTGGCCAACTGTATCCAACGCCAAATTATTGATGCCCTCGATACCACTGACCGGGGCGTGAAAATCGCAACGCCTGGCGTCAACGGACTCTACGTTCTGACCAATACGGCAATGCCCGCTGTCCTGGTCGAGTTGGCCTTCATCACTAATCCCGGCGATGAAGAAATCCTGGCCTCTGCCCAGGATGCCCTGGCCAGAGCAGTAGCCCGGGGTGTTACTGATTATGAACAACTGATCTTGGGAGGTAAATGACTATGAACCGTGAAGAAATCAAGAAAGCCGTCGCCGATACGGTTGTATCTTTTGCCAGGAGCGAAGCCGAAGCGGCCATCAAGTCCATCGACCTGGAGGACATCCAGAAGCTGGTGGAAGCGCAGATGAAGAACCTCACAGACCCACTGGAAGCGGAAATCCAGACCACCACCAGTTGGTGGGTGAAGATTCGGAACAGGCTGTATATTACTTTGCTGCAGCAAGCGGTCAAAGCTATTGTGGCTGATGCAAAGCAGAAGATTGTATGAGAAAAGCCGATACGGAACATCGGGAAGGATGTTCCGTATCGGCTTTTTTTTATAGTACTTAGTAATAGCCGTTCTGTCCTGTTACTCCTGAAGACCAAAAATTCAGGAGGTATCCATCATGACGGACGAACAGAAACAACAGATTATTGCTCTGCGCCGAGCTGGGGCCGGGTATGGCAGGATAGCGATGCAGCTCCAGATTTCTATCAATACGGTGAAGTCGTTCTGCCGGCGGCACAGTCTGGTAACCAGGATAGATGGAGCAGTATGCGAGCAGTGTGGGAAGCCTATTGATCAGAATCCGGGGCGGAAGCGGAAACGGTTCTGCTGTGATGCCTGTCGGAACAAGTGGTGGAACGCACATCTGACGCTGGTGAAGCGGAAGGCAGTCTATACTTTTACTTGCCCGGCCTGCGGAAAAGCATTCACTGTCTATGGCAATAGTCATCGGAAGTTCTGCTCTCATGATTGCTATATTGCTTACCGGTTCGGAGGTGTCCGCCATGGATAAGAAGTTATTTTTTAATGAAATAACTTTTCAGGTAACGATAAATCTGGCAAGGAAAATGTTGAATGATAAACTTATTACCAAGAAGGAGTACCAGTCCTTCAAGAAGAAAATGCTTCATAAATATCAACCGTTTTTCGGAGGGTTATACACTTGATAATTC